GCGCGCGGCGACGGGTGAGAAGAAGGTCTCCATTCTCAGTCTCTTTTTCGGCCACTGATGCGTTTTGGGATGACGTCGCACCCTTTTGAGCGGTTGAACCGCGCCGATGCGGGCCGCTGGGAAAGGCGGGACGAGGTGGGATTTCTGCATGGATTGGGGACCCATCGACCGCTGGACTACCGGCGAGAGTCGCTGGGGCGGGCGCGGCTACTGGTGCGCTATATCGAGGCGGCTCGGCATCGGGTGGACTGGGGGGACATGGACTGGGACACGGTGCTGCAGGTCGCGCGGAACCTGTTAGCGAAGGAGTAAGAGATGGCTGTAGATATTCAAAGTCCAACGGATACCACGGAGGCGATTGCGGATGCGGGACTCCCGCGGGTGCAACCGCCCGGCGGGGAACCGTCGCGGGATGTGCTGGACGAGGCGCGCACCAAGGCGTGGTATCGCCGTGCGTCGAAGGCCGGGGCGCAGCGTTTGAAGAATGCCGATGGCACATCGAGTTCACTGCGGACGACCTCGATTGAGCGGGACGGGACCCATTACCTGTTTCCCACGATTCGGGAACTGGATGGGGAGCTCGTCGAGCTCTCGATTGAGGACGCGGAAGCGAAGGCGTTTGAATTAGGGGACTATCTCACGTTTGCTTCAGCGGAAGAAGCCACGGCAGCGTCGCAGTTAATTAGCGACTCACTGGGTGAAATGGCGGAGGCTGAGGTGGAAGGAGGTCTGGTGGACGAGCCTCTCGCTGACGAGATTGTGGACGACGAGGCGGCGGCGGTCGCTGACGAGGCCGCGGCGGGAGCGGCGGGGGCGGCGGAGGATGAGGCGATGGCTGCGGCGGGTATTGAAACGGAAGAAGAGTTTCCGATTCTCTAGCGATGAGGAGTCGCTGGTGCGAGAAGTGCGGGAAGGAGACCTCTCATGAACATACAAAGCATGGGTGGTTGAAGTGCGTATCATGTGGATATGTCGGCGGCTTTTTGACGAAAGAGGGGGCGTCGGTTGATGAGAGCCCTAAGGGGAAGCCGTTGATTGAAGTCTTCGCGGATACGCAAATCTGTCCGAAGTGTGGGCATCTCTACAAGGAGCCGCCGATTGAGTTCAATACGTCTTCATAAAACGATTGGCGAACAGCTGTCGGAGCCATCGCATCCGGTGTGGAAGCTCTTGCGCGTGATGGTCATTTGCGTCGCGCTCCTGACGCTGCAGTTATTAACCGCCACGCACTACGACCTGGCGTTGAATGGGGAAGCGGGGACGTTGGCGGGGGTGGCAGCGGTGATGTTGATTCAGGAGTTTCGTCGGTCGTGACGACCCCTGACGAGCTCAACGCGGCGGTGCATGCCATGCGCGTGGACCGCGCGACGGGGAAGTTTCTCCGCTACTTCCCGGATTGCACCGACCAGTGTGACCCGACCTCGAGCGAGAAGTCCGACCATGTGGGGATGTGTCGGGTGCTCTACGAGAAGCACTTGAGATTTTTCGCGTCGCATGACCGGGAGCGGCTGATGATTGCCGCGAACCGCATTGGCAAGACGCAAGCGGGGGCGTATGAAGCCACCGCGCATTTGACCGGGCTCTATCCGCACTGGTGGACGGGCCGACGCTTTACCGAGCCGGTGTCGTTTTGGGCGGTAGGGGATACGTCGAAGACCGTGCGCGATATTGGGCAGCTGGAAATGATGGGGCCGATGAATGCGATTGGCACGGGGTTTATCCCGCGGCATCTGATTGAGCATTTCTCGCGGAAGCCTGGGGTGACGGATGCGATTGAAACGGTGTGGGTGAAACACGCCGAGCGGGTGCATGGCGCGCCGGGGCTGTCGGAGTTAGGGCTGAAGAGCTACGACCAGCGGCGGGAATCCTTTCAGGGGACGAAGAAGCACGGCATCTGGATGGACGAGGAGCCGCCTGATGATATTTATGTGGAGTGTCTCCTGCGCACGGCGCAGACGGCGGATTTTGAGGGCGGGATGTTGATGTTGACGTTTACCCCGCTCCAAGGACTGACGCCGTTGGTGCTGGAGTTTCTCCCCGGAGGGCAATTACCGGACACCCCGGAGGTTGCGGTCGCGTGATCGGTCGTCTGAAGGCAAGCGTAGTCGGCTGGTTCGTGGGGCGCGGGGTGGAGAATCTGCTGGCGGCGACGGAACTGGACCGTCAAGCCAAGCGTGAGGTGGTGGGGACGATTACGCAGACCGTGAAAAACATCATGCGAGGCAAACATACGATACAGACCGAGCCGGTGCTCTTTGGCGGCGTGGTGACGATTGCGGTCGCGGTCGCGGCGGCGTTTGGCCTCGACCTGACGGTCGAAGAATTGACCATCACGGTCTCGACGCTCATTGCGATTGTGAGCTTCGTGCAACGGAGGTTCGTGTCTCCAGTGCGGAAGCCGTGAGGGGACCCTAAGCGTTCTTCGTTGGAACCATCTCTCGAAATCCCCGTGAACGGGGGAAATACGGGGGGAAACACGGGGAAACACGGGGAAAAGGCGGGGAAAACACGGGAAAAGACGGGGAACCACTTGGAACCACTTGGAACCACGGGGAAAGCAGAGCGTCTTCAACACCGCCTGACGCGGCTGCGTCAGAATATCTTCGGGATGGCTGAAGAGTTTCACAAGCATCGGGTGCGAGGAAAGAGGCTCCCGCCGGGGCAGGGACAACTTCTTCACGACTATCAGAGGTCGATCATCGAACGGTTGGAATCCTTCGGGTCTGGAATTGCTGAGTGTGCGGCGAAAGACTGCTCCACACTGTTTATTCGCATACGTCGCCAACGCTATTGTTCGGAGTCCTGTTCACGGCAGGTGCGGTCGAAGGTATGGTATGCGCGGCATACGAAGGACAAGCGGAGGAAACTCAGGGAAGCGTACCATAGGCGGAGAAACCTGTTAGAGGAGGTGACCCAATGGGATTTGTACAGATCGGCCTGAAGCTGCTGCCGTATATCGTGGAGGCGGTGCAGTGGGTCGAGAAGTTTATTACCTCGAAGGGCAAATACAAGCAGGATGCGGCGGTCTATATGGTCAAAAGCATCCTCGGGGTGGCGGAACGGGGCATGGACCGGGACATTTTGGACGATGATGAGGTCGAATCGGCCACGCGGAAGGTGATTGACGCGGTCGTGGCGCTTCAGAACCTCATTGCGTCGAAGCAGAGATAAATGTCGAAAACACGACGCTGGGCTCGTGTCTTGGAATGCTTGACCTGTCAGGAGCGTTTTGTCTCCTCTGCGTATCAGGCGCGTTACTGTTCGTCGAGATGTCGGCGGACGATGAACCAGCGCACCACTCGCAAGAACGCGAGGGCGAAGATGCAGCAGCAAGCGAGAGCGCACCGCCGCTATGAGTTGGGGAAGCGGGAGGGGATATATGCGTCCGCCGACATCTCAAGTGTCAAACCGTCAAGCACCTAATGAAGGCGGGGCGGGGCGATTGACACTTTGACGGTTGAGATAGGGGGGCGAAAGGTGGAGATTGTGGGGGCGAAAGAAGGTATATACCTCGAAAGTTACGGTACGTACCTTCCTGAGCGAGAGTTGTGATATGCCGAAATTCGTCGTGATGGCCGATTGGGACGACGTGCCGCACCTCTCAGAGGCGGAAAAGGTCGAATTGTTGGCCTCCATTCCCCCTCACCAGCGTGATGCGCGGACGAAGGGGGTGCCGCAGTTGGGGTCAGGGGCGATTTATCCGGTGCCTGAAACCGACGTGCTAGTCGAGGACTTCGAAATTCCCGCACACTACGCGCGTGGCTACGGGATGGACGTCGGGTGGAACTGCACAGCGGTCGTGTGGGTGGCGCATGACCGGGAAACCGGGGTGCGGTATCTCTATGCGCTGCACAAGCGCGGCGAAGCGGAGCCGTCGATTCACGCTGATGCGGTGAGGTCCCGGGGTCCGTGGATTCCCGGGCGCATTGACCCAGCCGCAAGGGGACGGGGACAGAAGGACGGTTCGCAACTCCTGCAGGATTACATCGACCTTGGATTATTTCTCGATGTTGCGCCGAATGCGGTGGAAGCGGGACTGTTGGATGTCTGGCGCGCCCTGAGCACGGGGCAGCTGAAAGTCTTCAAGTCGTGTCGGGCATGGCTCGAAGAGTTCCGACTGTATCGTCGTGATTTGAAGGGGCGCATTGTCAAGCAAGAAGACCACCTCATGGACGCGACCAGGTATGCGGTCGTGTCAGGAACGGAATGGCTCACCGTCGAGCCGGTCACGCAGCGTAACGAGCCGATGGTGCGGCAAGTGGAAGTGGGCCGAGAGGCCTTGGGATGGATGCACTGATATGGGATTGAACCAGCTGAAATACGACCGGGCCACGAAGGTGGCGGAAGCGGTCGGGAGTCTCTTACATCAGGTCGATGCGAAGACGCTGCAGGAAATTATCGTGCGGGGTGAAGAGGAATTTGTAAAGCATGCGCGATCCCACTGGAAGGGGCATGGGTTTCGGCGCACGGATTTCCAGCAGGCATTTGAAATGTTGCGCGGTCGCGCGTCCGAGCTCCT